TTTCAAATATCATGTGCCGTTGTATGGTCGTCGATTGGCGTTTCATATTTTGGTGCGTGTAGCGCATTTCCGCAAGCCGTGGTTCGTAGTGGATTAATCCCGATTGAACCATTTCCATTGCGATATGACCTGCCTCGTCTTTCATTGTCTTAAATTGCGCCTTAGAACGTTGCGACGGGCTACCAGAACCGCTAAACAATATTGCACGCGGAAAGCAATCTCGCAAGAAACCAAAACCTTGCACATCGATAATCATTTGCTTTTCTTGTAAATCATGTTTGTCTCGGAACGCAATCGCATCCATTACCGCTTGACGGTTTGTATTGTAAAGAGAAAACTTTATGTCTTTGCACAAATACCCGTAGTGCGACCATAGTTCCCAATATTTCATAACAAGGTTATCAAATCCGGTTGTGGCCATATCCATTGTCATAAAGCGTTTAAGGCAAACCGAATCACTTGGGATTTCCATTGGCCTAAACATTCTTTCAACGTCCGTTGGCAATAATTGTACGTTTGAAAGGTCTATTTCTTCTTTTTGTTCATCCTCTAACGAGTAATTCCAATTTACAGAATACGAAGAAGCGGCGGTTGCGGAATTTGCGGCCAATCCGCGATAGCCCTTGTTCTTGGATAGCATTTTCTTGTTGTCGCGAACATCAAATGTAAAGAACGTCATTGAAAGTATGAAATCCTCATACGACATGTCTGGGTCTTGTTCCAAAAGCGCATCAATGTGTTCTTTGCATTTTTCGTAAACTTCTCGCTTTGTCCTACCCCAATACGTTTTGTCTATGTCTCCGTTCTGCATGTTGAAATACATAACAACGCCATCCATAGACTTATCAACCGTTCCGTCGTCGTTTATCCAACCTCCACCATGTTCGCCTTTTCCGCATAGCTTTCGCAAGAAACATTCACGTTCTGGGTTTTGCGCGAGGTATATTTGTGCCTTTCCCTTGCTATCACTACGTAGACGCGGAAAGAACGAAGTGATTGTGCGCCATTCAAACTTATTGCATTCGTCGAATATAAGTTTCTTGGCTTGCAATCCTTTCGCTATCTTGTCAATAACAATAGGGTTTTCGTTGTCAAGTTGTTGGAACTTTAATTCACTACCGTTGTATAGCTTTAAACCCATATCCGTTTGGTTTCGGATGATTTCGCCTATCGGGTCGTGAGGTTGGCGTTTCGTTGTCCTATCAATCAACGGGTACATTTTCTTTAGCGTATCGTTTACTTTTCCTGCGCCCCAAAAGTCGCTCACGTTACGCATAAAACAAACAATCTTTGCGTTGTCGTTTTCGGAAAGGTATTGTATAGGCGCATAATAAAGTGCTACGGATTTACCACCACCCGTACCACCGGTAAAGCACACAATATCGGCATTAGAACGAATGGCATTTTTTTGATTGCCATCATCCAAAGGTGCTAAGACAATATCGTTCCTTTTTCTTGTCATATCACACAAACCTATTTGTTTCCTTTGCAAATTTACATCGAAAAACAACGTGTAATATTTCGTATCTTTTGAAAGTTCGTTGCGTTTTTGTGTTTTTCAAACGATTTTAAAATATACCCCAATTTGCATTTTTCTTTTTTTATACTTTTGCGGAAAACAAATGCGACATTGTTTTATTTTTAAAATAGTAGAAAACTATGACAAAAGAAGAAGTCTTACAGAAAGTAAACGACTATTGTAACGAGAAAAGTTACACAAACGCAACACTAACCGATGGTTTTAAAGACAAGTTCTCTGAACACTTTGCAAAGCGTTACGCGGAAACAAGTGTAGACGACGAAAAGACTATCGAGGACATGAAATTCGCTTTGAACACCGCTTTTAGCGGAGCAAGCAGTATCATAACCGAAAAGAACAACGTCTTTAACTCGAAAGAAAACGAGTATAAGAACAAAATCGCGGAGTTGCAAAAAAAAATCAATCCAGAACCAAACCCAAATCCAACACCGCAAATTCCAAAAGAGGTGCAAGACCAAATAGACGAACTAAAGCGGTATAAGGATAGTGAAGCAAAAAAGGCCAAACAAAAGGACGTATTGGAACTGGCAAAAAAAAGTGTTCGACAAGACTTGCATAAGTCGCTTGAGAAATTTGCGGCAGATTATGATGTCAAGTTGGACAAAGAGGAAAAGGAACAGGCAGATGCACTTGTTTCGCGATTCCAAGATATTTTCAAGGATAGCATAGGTGACATCAAGCCACTCGCGCCACAACAGACGCAAAAGCGCGACGAAGAAGTCCTTAATTCCATCCCAAAAGTTAAGGTTTAATCAAACAAATTAAAAGTAAAAGATTATGGTGACAAACTTAGCATTTTTCTTTGAAACATCACGGCAAGTACGTGGTGGAAAGTTTGTTTGGGTGAAAGATAGTAACGGCGAGCAAAGAAACAACATCTTGCTTGGTGGCACTATCGGAAACCCCAACAAAGGCTTTGGACATCTTTGGGCAGCACAGCTTTTACAGTACACCCCTGGCCAAGAGATGTTGATTTTCCGTTCTTTCGCCATTAGCAAGGCTACCACCGCCGCAACCGACACCACTATCTACATCAAGGCAGATGGTTATTCGGATGCACCCGAAGTTGGACAGCTTTTGATGAAAGCACCACAAACCGCAACTGGAACTGGCCAGTCAGGTAAGGTAACGGCAGTCGTTTACGATAAGGCTAACGCCGAATTTGCCGTAACCGTTGACACCGCACTTGGTGCTCTGGCTATCAACGACATTCTTGTAGAGGCAAGCGGTAGCGCAGCATCCGCATCCGCAACCGTTCTTGTTCCCAATCCTAACGTATTCAACGAGGCAGACCGCGATTTGCTCCCCACCGAGGGCTACGGATTTGAAAACGCCAACTATAGTGTTTCAGCCGTTTACAACAAGCAGGCTTGGATTGCACGTATGCAACCACTACCTACTTACGTTTTGGCCAAGAATCGCTCTTACATTGACGGTATCTTCTGGATTTAATCACAAAACATTAAAGAAAGGAAACATAGATTATGGCAAACGCATATAAATATCAGTGGACACCCGACGAGGCAATTGAAAAATTGTATCAAAAGGGATTTATGGACGGAAACAATGGTGGTTTTCTCCAGACACTTATCGACAATTCTCTTGAAATCGAAGCAAACCGTTTCTTTTGGCAAGAACACTTTGTTGTAGAAGGTAACGAATACGACATTGACCTTGCTGATACAAAGAAAAACCCAGCATGGACGGTTCGTCAACGCGTGAATCGCATCGTGCCTATGGCCGACGCAATGGCTCCTCTTTCCGAAACCGCTCAGCTTGACAACGAAGGATGGGAGGAAAAGACTGGCTCTATCTACCAATATGGTAAGGGCTTGTTCGAAACCTCTATGTCTAAGTTGGAATTGCAGGCACGTCTTCGTGAAATGAACCCACAAGACCAAAACCTCGTTACGGGCTTTGTTCGTGGTGTTGCCGACCTTATCAAGACACACAACTACCGTCTTTCTTATATGGCCGCACAAGCACTTTCTTATGGTGGTGCTTATAGTAACACTAACCGCATTTCGTTCAACGGTAGCACGGGAACTATCACGTCTACATTGGGCTTTAGTGGTGTGAACACTTTGCAGTCTTCTTACATTCCTCTTGCAAACTTTAAGACCGCTGGTACAAAGGTTTGGTCGGACGCAACTTGCGACATTCCTGCACAAATGCAAAAGATTGAGCACGATTTCAAGGTTGCAAACAACTTGCCAGAGGATTTCCCAATGGAGTGGGATATTCCTTACAGCATGCTTACATCCGTATTGCTTAACAACGCCGCATTTGTGGCAGAGGTTAACCGTTGGATTGCCATGTATGGCGTATCTAACAACCGCGTGGTTATCATTGATTCAAGCGGCTCTCCATCGAACCAATCAAGCATCACTTGGGAAAACATCGTTGCTTATAGTCAAAGCCCGATTTCCAAGATTGCGCCTATCCGCGTTGTCAAGCAGTCGGCCACCGTACAAAACATCACAACCGTTTCCGATGTTTCGGGATGGAAGCCAAACGCAGCCGTTCTTCGTCCTCTTGGAACTGCTGGTGTTGTTGTACACGCCAAGACCGCAGATGTTAAGTTGATGCAAAGCGGCGAAGTGAATAGCAATATTCAGTTCTCACTTGCAAAAGTGCAGAATTTCCTCTATGTAATCAACAAGGTTACGCCTAACGGAATGTTGAAGTCTTATCATACGGATATTATTGGTCGCTATGCACCAGTGCTTAACGAGTCACTTTATCACGTAGTGGTAGACACTGCAACCGCAGATGCCTAAACAAATATAGAACCTTAAAAACTTGCAAAGATGACGGTATTAGAATGGTTGGAAGCATCAACAATGTATTCTTCGTTTACGGAGAAAAACTTTGTAAAAATCGCCCTTGACCGAGGTATAGACCCAAGTTGGGACGTTTACGATGAAACTAAAGTAACGGAAAGGGAACGCGACCTTATGACCGCAGACCTTATCTATACGGCAGTTCTTCTTAGACCATCTAATACTGCATCGTTGCAACAATCGCACAACGGTTTCCAAAAAACCATTGGTAGCGAACAGGATTTCTATCAAGACGACAAGATACAATACGCAATACGTATCTATAAGCGTTACAACGACGAAAAGGCTGGCGATTTAGAAGAACTTGCCGAAAACCGACGTATAAAGTTTATTCCCATAACCGACGTTATTAGTTTATGATTCGCGACGAAATAGTAGAATTTCCGTACCAAGGCGTTATAAACCGCACGATATACGGCGTTGGCGACGAGGAAGATACAATTATCGAGGTCTACAATGGTGTGATGGATGAAACCACACAACGCGACCTTGACGGGCGCACGCTACAAACCGCACCCTATGTTGTTTCTATACCGCTCGTTACCGATGAACAAGAAAACTATATTATCCCGAAAAAAGGCGACGAAGTAACGGTTACGCGTTATGGAGAAACGATACAACTTACGGTTGACAATTCAGAACCTTCGCAGCTAAGAGGCGTTAGCATCTATTGCACACGAAAAAAGTGGTAGGCTATGACAAAGACACGCGTAAGATTCGCAAAAGAAACACTTAAAAAGGCCATGTTGAAAAACGTGATTGCCGAACAAACGCGTCGTCTTATAGAATACGCCCAAGTGGAACTTTACGAAATGATTGTGACACGACAATTCAAAAGCCGCACATTCAACTTGGCCGACAGTTACGTTTGGGCTGTTTACTTTGATGGCAAGCAGCAAGGACACGGCTATATAGGTTCAAAGATGGCAAGCGAACTTTCGTATTTACATGAATGGAGTAAAGACCCGTCAAAAAGAATACCCGTTGACGGACGCAAAGAGGCTACGGCTTTTTTAACCGCATTTCAAGGGCATTTGCCTACAAAAAGTGGTTGGGTTGTTGTGTGGGCTGCCTGTGCTCCCTATGCGCGATACTTAGACCCTGCCGCTGGCAACACAAAGACGAACCGTTTCTTTGTTATTAGCCAACGATACGACCACATTAAGAATACATTTTCACCAAAAGGACACGTAACATTTAGCGTTAAGCCGATATGATAGACAAATCAAGAATTGCAATATACGATTATCTTTATTCGCTATTGTTTGGCGTAGTAACGAATAATGTACATTCTATGGGCGAACCGTCGGAAACAACCGATGATGAAGCTGAAAATGGATTTGTGGTTACACAAGTTGGCGACATAGAGGACGAGTCGGAATTTGAAGGACATGCCTATGCGTGGGCAAGGTGCTACGTTTACGCTTACGTTCCAAAGTTGTCGCGTGGCCGGTTAAATAAAAGAAAGTACAAGGAATACGAAGATGCGATTATGAGCGTTATAAAGAACGCGGAAACGCAAGGAAACGAGGACTATTACATTAAGCCGGAAACAACCATTTCTATGGACAATAACGACAACACAATGAAAGGGAATCAATATCATATATTCGTAAAGTCTTTTGTCGTTGTGATTGATAAACAAGAACAAGATTAAATAATTAATAACTAAAAGAAAGGAAACATATTATGGCAAAGAAAACAACCGTAAAACCGATTTCACTTGGTTATCGTAATGTTGGTGCAACAAGTGGCGAATACACCTCTATGATGGGTGTTCTCAAAGGTTTAACCATTGGACAGGACGAACCCGATAGCACCGAGATTGAGGCCGAGTTCTATGATGCCCCGTTTGATATTTTCTACGATGGCAATCCAGTAACCATGACGTTCGAACTTGCTAACTACGAACTTTCCGAGCTTTCCGCTATCTTTGGTGGTACTTACACCGAAGGAACGGCACAGGTAGAGGAAGCTTACGAGGGTGCAACCAACGCCTACACGTCCGAGCATGAGTGGAAACTTGACTTTGGTCGTGGCTACAAGTCACTTATTATCGCACGAGGTCTTACAATTGGTACACTAAAAAAGGACGCTGATGGTGCTTTGAACTACAATGTTACAATCACCGCTCTTGTGTACAACGACGGTACTACCGACCACATGTACAAGATTGTTGGCGAAAAGTCTGCATAAGATTTCACATCACTTGCTTTCGTGAACGTGGGGGTGCGTTATTGGGGTGTCACCCGATGCGCGCCCCTTACGTTTACAATATGGCAATGTGATAATACGTTTACGAAAAGCAAAAATAAAGATGAGCGAAGAAACAAAGAACATATCCAACGAAAGTGATTTTAACGATTTTCCAATAGACGTTAAACGCGATATTCTTGACATCATAACGGATTCACCATCGTTAGTCCGTCTTGGTGAAAAGGAATATAGCGTGAAAGGCATGCGTTATTATTCGTTGTATCGCATTTGCCGGTTGGTGATGGACATGCGTAAGTCCGATGAAACTTTAGACACAGACGCAAAAATTATAACGGCGTTGTGTACCGATTTGGATGCCATGTGTGAAATAATGGCGATAGTGTTGTGCAATCACTTATTTGCGCCAGATGATATAAACGACTACGATTCCGCAAAGATGGTTATGTCGCGTAACGACAGGTGGGTAAGCATAATGAAAGCAAAGGTTATGAATAGCACCTTTGACGTTAACCAATGGGCTGCGATAGTTCTCGGTGCGATAAAATCAATCGACTTGTCGGGTTTTTTTTTACTCAAAAAATCGGTGAGTACGCTTACGGATTCACTTCTGACGCGGAAGAAGAAATCAATGGAGACAGCATCACAATTTATGGAAGCACTATCATTGCAGACGCGTCCGACTTCGTAAGGGCGTTTACACAATACACGCTTGATGACTATCTTTTCAAGCTGTCTTGCGCACAAATACAATTCATGGCTATCGACAACACACACACAAAATACTTACACGGGTCGGACAAAAAAGCATGGACTAACTACAAGGACGCATTGGAATCGCAATCAAAGTTGGAGAACTTTATGGAAGGGTTTGGCAAAGTTCCGGATTTGAAAGAAGGCGAGGAATACATAATTCCTATGCGAAAGAACAAAGCCAAGAAACCCAAAAACAACAAAAGTAAATAACAACAAAAAAATATATCTAATATGGACGACGTTATAATCGTTGGTAGTCTTGACAAGAAAGAACTTGAAAGGTCTATACAAGACTTAGTGGACTATGTTGGCAACAAAACAAACACAATGGCCGCAAAGTTTACCGAGGGTCTTGATAAAATGAAGTTGGCGATGAAAGACTTTGCGATAACCCAAAAGGTTAGCGTAGATGTCATGCAAGACGCATGGCGTAAAATGTCACAATCGTTCGACGCTATGGTTGCGGCACAATCGGCAAGTAGTAGTGGCGGTTCTGGTGGAGGTAGCGGTAATGGTGGTGCGTACCCAAATAACACCGTTGGGCAATTACAAGAAAT